AATAGTACCTGCAACGTATGAAGTTGAGTTATATGTTAATGTAGAAACTGCGATTGTGCCGCCGCTTAGTTGAACTAAGTCGCCGTTGTTTAAAGCAGTACCATAGTTATATGGAATAGGTACGTGACGAGTTGCACCCGCGAATACCTGACCACCAATCAAATTGATTGGCTTGAACCCGTATGGGGCTGATACGACTGGATAAGCCATTTATAACTCCTAATTAATTTATTTACCTTTGCCGAAGCTAGTAGTCGATTTGCGCTCTTGAAATAGAGGCATACGAGGGTCACTTTGGCGCATAAGACTATTATCTACTGCCTCAGCTTGCTGCTGCGTAATTTGATTATAGTAATCTTTACGTTGTTGCAAAAATTCTGTAGGCATTTTGCAGAGTAATAAGCCACCAATCTCAATATTCTCTTGAAAGCGACTATTGGGGTCGATTAACAGTTTAAATTTAGGTTGTTCATCAACTTTTACAGCTTCCCATCCTTCTCTTAATGATTTAGAGATATTGCGGGCATCTGCGTTATTTAAAGTTGATACACGAATCCATCTATATGCATATCCTTCTTGTTTGTCTGGTTCAGGAAGGAGTTCAGGAGCTTGCCACTGTTTAGGGCGCTCTAATACTGCACGAGTTTCTAAGTCACGGGTTAATTTATTTTCAGCCATTTTATTTCTCCAGTTAGTTGCCAAGGCGTTTAAGTTCGAGCGCATATTGCTCATTAGTAAGACCCAATTTTTTTGCTAATTGGACTTGCCTTGTAGATAGTTTGATTTTATTAGATGCCGTACTGCGGGTTGCAGGGGCAACAACCGTACTTGGTTTTGTGGAAGTACTTTCAATCTTACTTTTATCTTCTTCTGGGTCGCCGAAATATTCAGTAAACCGTTTGCGCATTGTTTTGTCCAATGTGCTGTAATATTCGTCTGAGCCAATAACCATACCATTGCGTTTAAGTTTTTCGTGTAAACCTAATGCTGTAGCGGTCATTTCTTCATCTTGACCAAACCAAGGATTATTTTCTTGCCATCTTGAGGCTCTTGGGTCTGGTCTAGGTTCAGGAGCAACTTGGGTTGACTCTTGATGTTGTATTTGTACACTATTTTCGTCTGCTTGTAAATAGGTAGGTTTAAAATTCTTTACCTGTTCAAGTCGCATTGTTGCTTTTTGCATTGCTTCTTGAGCTTCTACTAAAGCATCAGTATTACCTACATCATATGCATCTTTATACGCTCGTTTGGCAATATTTAATTCATATGTTGCTGATTTCTCAATGGCTGCTTTATATTCATCTGTACCAGTAGTTAACATAGCACGGACACGTTTATTGTCTTCCATTAGGCGTTTTGCTAGTTCAATAGCTTCCTGCTGTTCTCTAGTAGCAGCTTCTTTTGCCCTGCGCTCGTCATGCCAAACTTTACGCATTTGTTTAAATTTTTGTTTAACATTATCATCGTATTGGTCTAGCTCATCTTTTTCTAGTTCTTCGACTAGCTCTTTAGGCATTGGAGTACGGTTTCGGTCCTCTGGGGGCGTGTCGTCTTCAATTTCTATATCAATCTCTGGTGCTTTACTTTCTTTTTCATTTACTTCATCAGGGAATAAAAACTCTTCTTTTTCAAATTCAGGCATTTTGTCCTCCTTTATTTACGTTTAATACCACGAGGGTCAGCTACAGTCGCCTCTACAGTATCTTCATTTATCATCCGAAACTCACGACCATGAATAATTAGCCGACTACCTGAGTTAGGACGTACTAAAATAAAATCTCCTTCTTTACACCAAGGTCCTGTTGGATACCTTGTTTTATCTGTATAGCAATCTGGACCAAGCGCAACTACAAATAAAACTGTAGTTAAAATCTCTTCTGTCCGCATTGTTTCTTCAGCTTTTAATAACTTAAACCCACTTTCGGTTTCAACTTCTTTTTTAATTTCTGGAATAGCACATAGAATGTGCCAACCTGATGGTTGCGGAAGCTGAGCTGCTTTTTCTACTTCTGTTGCATCACCTACAATTGCTTTTATTTCTGCTTCTTCTTGCGCGTCTTTCTTAGCTTGTTCAGCTAATTTTGATAAATCTAGTGCTTGTGCTAGGTTTATATCACTCATCGAATGCTTCTTCCTGTTTTTGTTGGAGGTCTTTAATTACATAACATGCGGCCTCAAGCCCTCGGATTTGACCGCATATATATCGGTACTCTTCTATAGTTGGACAGTTACCTTGTGTCAGTGCGTCTGAAAGCACTTGGATTCGGTCACCATACTCCTGTAGAAGAACCTCAATTAGTTTATAGTCCATTATTTACCTTTCGTCGGTTTAGGATTAGTTTCTGTTTGTACTGCTTGCGCAGTTTGTTCTGCTTGTGCTGCTTGTTGGTCAGCTTGTTGCTTAGCCATACGCATTTCATGTACTCGGTCTAGCGTACTTTGTCCTGCTTGGTGGTCATGCACTGCTGATTGTTGCCCTGCTTGATGTTGTTGCATTAACGCTTGTTTCTGTACATCATGGTGTTGGTCAGACAGTTTAGTCATTACATCTACACCCTTATCAATTGCATGGGTACGTTTATCTGCCATAAGTTGAGCGGCTGTTTTTAGTCCGTCCATTTGTTGATTAGCTTTAGACTTAGCCAAATCTGCTGCAATACGTGCCTTATCCAATTCCAATTGCTGAGCTTTGAACTGCGCATCTGTTTGGTCTTTTTGGGACTTACGTTGCTGCTCTTGCGCTTTAAGCTGCAATTCTTGCTGTTGCATTTGAATAATCGGGTCTTGCTGTTGTTGCTGTGCTTGCTGTTGTGCGGCTTGCGCTTGGTTTTGTTGAAGTAGTTTTTGTGCAGCTTGTGCTAACATTGGAGCAATTTGTGCTTCTAAACGTGGGTCTAAAGGTACATCATCACCTGCTTCATCTTTCTGTGGTGGTAATGCATGCCCTAGTTGCTGTTCAATTTGTTGACGATACTCCATACCAATATGTTCATTTAAGTGCGCCATCATTTCAGCTTGGATTTGCTGAGCCATTGGATTACCTTGCAATAATTGTAGGATTTTAGGGTCCTTCATTGCCGACATATGTACTACTATATGTGATTGATGGTCTTGTCCTAAGAATGCTTTTACTGGCTTCATCATTAGAATATTTTGGTTTTCAGTTACTGGGTCTGTAGGTACTTGGTCTTCTGCCATAGGTACAAGTTTTTGTGCGTTCTTAATACCTAATACTTCTAGCATCTCACGATGTAGTAATGGCATATTGTAAATCTGTGGGGATTGAGTAGCTAACTGTACAACTGCTTGGTATTGAACAATCTTCTGCGCCATTGTAGAAGCATTCGGGTCTGATACAGGTATTACTTCTACCATTGCATAGTCAGATTTTTTAGCTCTACGGTCACCTTCTGATGGGTCGTAGTTGTATTCTTCTGGGGTATAATCAGCAATAATTTCTTTTAGTAAGCCTAACTCTTGTTTCATTGAGTAGTGAATACGTGCTTGAACTGCTGACATTACTTTTAATGTACGTTCTAGAATTGCTAATGTTGTACCTACTGGAGCTTGACCTGACATATCAGAAATCTGTAAATCAGCTGTATTAGCGAATCTACGTCCATCTTCTACAATCATAGTTAGTAAGCCAATCAATACTTGGCTAGGCTCTTTATACGGTAATGGCATGATATTGTCACGCATAGTACCGCTTGGTACATCTACATCACGGAACTCACCTGGCGCAATAGGAGTATCATCTCCTTTAACTCTTAAACCTCTAGTTTTAAACCCACCAGGCAAATTGCTGAGAGTGCCAGCATCCACAAGCTGACGAATAATAGAAGTTCCTGATTTTGCAAAGGCTCCGATAAGATGAATGAGTCCAAAGTAATAGAACCCAAAGCCTGGAACATAGCCGTAATGCACAAAATGCTGTCTCTTTTGGTAGGTTTCATCGTCTGGTTCCCAGTTGCGGCGGATAGCTAGTACAGTATTAGTACCCTTCTCAATTGTTATTACATATGGTCTAGCTAGGTCATCACCATAGTCATCACCTGGAATTACGATATCCACATGCATTTCTAATATTTTGAAGCGGTCATCGCTTGACGCGCGGAAGCCCATCTTCTCGGCAATTTTCTTTTCTACTTCATCAAGTACGTTTGCTGGCTCACCTAAGTCTACATCTCGGTAGAACCCTGCTGCTTGTAAGCGTAGTAACTCATTCTCGGTCTTGCGCATTACATGGGTTACACGACCTGCGTCATCTAAGTCTGAAGCGCCAAACGGAACAACGATATCTTCAGCTGGTACATACATTGATACTTGACGGTTTTTATGTGGGTCAAAGTAGACTTTCTTAAATGCATTCCCTGATAAGCCAAGACCCCATAACATACGCTCATGCTCAGGACGGTACTCTTGCATAACGTCGGTAAGTTGGTAATTCATATCTTCAGCTACACGCTGTGCGGCTTCTTTTTTCTCTGGGGTTTCTTTACCAATGATTTGTGTCTTAACTGGACCCGCTGCAGGGAACATCGACATCATGGTCTCGGCCTGGAATTTAACTAAGGCTTCTGAAAGTAATGGATGATACACACCACATGCACCTTCCCAAGGTTCACTACGCTCTTCGATTTTCATCCCAAGCAATTCAAGACCATCTACATAAGTCTGAATCCAATCTTTACGAGATGATAAGTCATCCTCAAAGTCAGCAATAAGTTCTGATGCCAACATAACAAGGTCACGTTCATCCATGTCCTCAGCTAAGTTAATTTCAAATTCTTTTCTAGCTTCTTTATGCGGTTCTAAATCAATCTCTAGCCCATCAATATTCATATGAACTGCTTCTGGGTCTACGATTTCAATTTCAATTGGACTGGCATTATCATCCATTCCTTGTGTAATACCTTGTGGGGCTTGGTATAAAGCTTTATCTATAGCCATGTTTATCCTTTTTTCTCAATCTCATATAGCCAATCAGCTACTTTGTATAGGTCTGCCGATTTGTAGGCACTCTTAATATTATTTGCTTTACTACTAATAACTACTACATTTCCTTCTACATATCCTTTTGCTGGGTCAACCCTATCTAATGTTGCGCTTGTTGATAGAATTTTCCCATTGCCCATCCATTGAAACTCTGTGCCATATATAGGGCATACATCTGTTAATATACTGTACACATATGCAGCTGTTATAGCATGCGGTACGCCCTTTTTATTTGCGCGTTTTTTAGCATCCTTGTTAGCATACTTAGCCCAAATTTTCTTCGGGTTGTTTATTTCGTATTTTTTTCTACTTGCTCTACGGGCTTCAGCTGTTTGCATTAGTAGTA